TTGCGCTGAAGAGCTGAAGATCGACCACATCTTCATCGACTCGCTCATGAAGTGCGTGAAGGGTGATGACGACTACAACGGCCAAAAGCACTTCATCGACACCATCACGGCCATCGCACGTGACAACAACTGCCACATCCACATCATCCACCACCTGCGCAAGCCCAAGGATGAGAACGAAGTGCCAGACAAGCACGACAACAAAGGCTCAGGCTCGATCACCGACCAAGTGGACAACGTCATGATGGTGTGGCGCAACAAGCGCAAAGAGGACGACATCAAACTCAAGGGCAGCATGAGCAACCACAAGTCTGAGCCTGACTCGCGCCTACTGTGCCGCAAGCAGCGCAACGGTGAGCACGAGCCATCCATCGCCCTTTGGTACAACACGGACGCCCAACAGTACATTGCTGCTGACGGTGACGCGCCGATGAAGTTTTACACGGACTTTTGATGGGCTACCTTGAGAAGGTCGAGAATGAGTTGGTTGAGCACTATGCAAGGATGGCGCTCAACCCCGGCTGGATCGCCTACGCAAGGCATCAAGTCAAAGAGTTGCAGGATGACCAAAGCGGCAATTGGCCCGATCTGGGTTTAAAAGTAAAAGCAAGAATGAAGGAGATTGAGAATGACACAAGATGAAATCATTGAGATGGGCATTCAAGCTCGCTTGTGCGACGAGTTTGGCGACATCAACATGGAGTACGACTACAAAGATCAGATACTTGCCTTTGCCAAACTGGTAGCAGATAAAGAGCGTGAACGATTAACTGATGCCGCAATGAAAGCGGCTGAGAAAGGAATTGATACAGCAATAGCTCTTGAGCGTGAGGCGTGTGCAAAGGTGTGTGAGTCAATGAACAAGTACATGGATGATGGCGAAGAATGCGCAAGCGCCATCCGAGCAAGAGGTGAAGCATGACGCCAGAAGAGATCAAAGAAGAAGCTCGCTGGAAACGACGCAAGCAAGTCTTTATTGCCGAAGGTCTACCAGAAGACGACGCACATGACCTGGCTGCACGCATGATGATGCGCGACAGAGATCCGTTTGACGACAGGCGCGTTTGTTTTGAATGCGAACATCACCGAAACCGTTACTGCCAAAAAATATTGAACAGATGGAAGCCAACGCAGCAGCTGCGATTTATTTTGCAACGCTGTGATTACTTCAAACTCAAGGGAACAACATGACACTGTACTTAGGAATCGACCCAGGCTTCAGCGGAGCGTGGGGGATGATCGACCACAATGGCAAGTACCAGTCATGCGGTGACATGCTCAACAACGGCAAGCACATTCTGTCGCGCTACGTGCACGCAGAGATCAGCCAAGCCGTGGACCGCCAAGACATTCAAGGCGTGATCGAGTCGGTGCACAGCATGCCAGGCCAAGGCGTCAGCAGCTCATTCAAGTTCGGCATTGCATTTGGTATGGCCATCGCCATCATGGAGCGCATCAACTGCCCATGGATGTTGGTCACACCACAGAAGTGGAAAAAAGAATTGGAGCTGACGTCTGACAAAGACTTGTCTCTGGACATGGCCAGGAAGCTGTGGCCAAACGCCCCGCTGGAGCGCAAGAAAGACAACGGACGTGCTGAGGCACTCTTGATGGCCGAATGGCTGCGCAGACAGGACAAATGATGAAACGCATGAAACTACCCCGCATCCCGCCGGTCACCGACATCCTGAACGCAAAGTACACGGCAGAGAACATGCGCAGCTATGCACACCGAGCCATGCACGTCGAGCGCGAAGCACTTGCAGACTATTTTGAAAAAGAGAACCAGTTATTCACTGGCGACTACATCGCCAAGCTGATTCGATCAAGGAGCCCAAATTGAACCAAAAAGACATTAACGATGCGGTGACGTACATCTACACCCATGGCCAGAAGTACGCCGAAGCTAAGGCCGAGGTGACCTACTTGGAGGAGTACCGCAAGAGCAAGAAAGCAATGCTCATGAAGACGGCCATGGAGAATGGCTGCAAGAGCGCTGCAGCCGCTGAAATAGAAGCCTATGCAGACATGGAGTACATCGAGTTCCTGAAGGGGCTCAGAGTGGCCGTAGAGAAGGCGGAGGGGCTTCGCTGGGGGTTGGTGTCAGCACAGGCCCGTGTAGAGGTCTGGCGCTCGCTAGAGGCCAGCAACAGGGTCATGGATAGGGCTGCATCATGAACTGGATCACGAACCAAGCGCACATCTGTGCCACGCTGGATATGGACACAAAGCACGGCTTGACTGAAGCCATCATGATTGCCATTGCAAGAATCAAGGACAGAGACGACAAACTGGTTCAAGTCCGCCTTGGCAACACACCAGAGGACGATATTTATTTTGTTGAACAGATTGCCGAGACTTTGATCCGAGCGCGCGAAATAAGGGAAGGCAAATGAACAACACACTCACCGGCAAAGAGCGCGCTTACGTTGGACTGGTCAAGGAGCTGCCTTGCAGCGTCTGTGATGCACCTGGCCCAAGCGACGCTCACCACGTCAAGCAGCACCGCCAATACGTTTGCGTGGCTCTGTGCAAAGACTGCCACCAAGGCTCACGCAATGGATGGCATGGCCAGCGCCAGATGTGGAAGCTCAAGAAGATGGAGGAGATCGACGCCCTCAACGTAACCATCGAGCGAGCCATCCAACTGATGATGCGTGGATAAAAAACAACACAAGGGAAACTACTTAGAAAATATTTTCCCTGATCCGTCCAATCCTTTAACTTCTTGTTATACTTTCTCCACGGTCACGATGACCGGTTTAACTGGAGATTGAAATGACAACCATCACAACCACCCCCGCTTCTGCTGACGAACTCGGCACATTGTTGGCACAGATTGCAACGCTGACCAAGCAAGCCGACAAGATCAAAGATGCCATGAAAGACATTGCCAGCGCAAGCGACACTAAGGTGTTTGAAGGTGCATTGTTCAAGTGCACATACACCGAGACGGATCGTGCCATCTTTGACAAGGCTGCTTTCGTTAAGGTCTACGGCGAAGAGACTTACAACAACTTCACCAAGACCACGCCAGTGTTCAGCATCAAGACAACATCACGTTAATCGGAGGCCATCATGCAACTCGAAACCACAGACACATGGCAAACACAAGCCCGTGGCACCAACGACGTTGAGTACCAGATCTACCGCACCTTCGCCGACGATGGCAACGGCGGTGACATCACCAACAACGGCGCACCGCTCAAGACATACGAAGAGTGGATCAACAGTTAATCAACGGGGCTTCGGCCCCATGGAGAGCAAAATGCAATACTTTCAACATTTAAAAACCAAGTTCATCAACTTCATGCAATCAATTTTCCGAACCCCTTCAGCCGATGAGCTGGCCGTCATTGAGCTGGAGGAAGCCAAGCGCCAGCTGCTGCAAATGCAAACGGCCCTGGACTACTCAAAGCGCATGGTCGACTACCACTCAGACCGCATCAAACGCTTGACCGCATACGTGGCCAAGGCAACAACCGAAGAGGCGACAGTATGACGGCCACATGGGCGATGGTGTACTTGCTATGCACACGCAGCTGCGTAGCACAGTACGCAGTTGTGTATGAAACGCGCAGCGAATGCGTCCGCAACATCCCCAAGCAAGAGGGGATGATCCAGCAAGAGAAGTATGTCTGCATCCCAATTTCAAAGGACTGACCAATGAAATACATCGACCTGATTGCGTACCCAATTGCGCTGGCTGCTGTCTATGTTTTGTTTGGAATTGCCAACTGGAACAACAACCCAGAAGTGTGGTCGCATGCTGACCGCTGCGTGTGGATTGCATGGGGATTGGCATGGGGCTGGGCGCTGCAGTGCCGTATCAACCGCGGAGGCCATCATGCTGGATGCGATTGAAAATATTGCACTTATGTCCATCCTGATGCTGCTAGGTGTTGGCGTCACTATTGCCGTGCTGTGTGGATTCGTTTACTTCCTGGAGATTCAGAATGACTGACAACAACAAATTGAATGAGGCGTTCCGTGAGTTGGAATACGAAGAGGAGGCCACGATCAAATACCGCGAAGCCTTCCCCAAGGATTACCAGTTCCCTGTCACTCGCAACGACGTGTTGGAGG